GTCCAGCCCCATCTCAAGGATCATCGGGCGGTGAGCATTGCCAAGCCCGGTGTGACGCTCTTCAAAATCTTTCTTCAGGCGCTCATAAGCCTGATCCGACAGCGTCTGTTCTGTACGCAACACACCGGACGTCACCGCACCATTGCTGAACAGTCTGGCCCCGTGCTCTTCGGTCGCTGCTGCCAGCGATATTGCCTCGCGGGCATAGGCGACGGGATTCAGTCCCACCAGACCGTCCAGCGTCAGCGTGCGCACATGCCAGATATCTTCCTGGCTCAGTACATCCGTGGAACCGTCCGGGAATGTGACCTGATAGACCGGTTCCCAGCGACTGTTAAGCTTCGGTACTACACAACCGGGATCGACGGGCAGCAGTTCAGCCACTTCGCCAAATGCTTTCACTTTGTAGGCGTAAAAGTTTCCCCGCAGGCACAGACAGGTGACCACCAGCTCCCAGAACTCCTGCGGCGTCATATAGCCATTGGGATGCGTGGAGATCAGCTTATGCAGACGTTCGCCGGTGGCCCTCTGTTTCAGGCTGCCGTTCAGGTGATACAGATTGCAGGGCAACATCCCGACCGACTCTGCCAGCACTCTGACGCAGGAAAAAACCGCCGTCAGTCGCATGGCCCGCTGACTGCTGATCTGCTTTCCGGTATAGGTGTCGTAAGACAACCCGATGGCATCCGCCAGCTCTGCTGGCGTGGTCACCGGCGCGTCACTTTTTCGTTGAAATAATCCCGAAAAGAACACTATTTACCTCCGCCGACAGACGGCTGTGTACGGTCGAGATATCGCGCCACCAGCCACGACCAGAACAGACACAGCACCCCGGCAACAACAAAACCCGCCGGGGGATAAATCAGCCAGGCACCATACGCCAGCAAAAGCGCACCCAGCACGCCCACCAGTGGCGCGAGAATTATCAGAAACATAATGACCTCGGTTAAAGCGAGCGGATGCCCACGCTGACCAGATGTTCAGACAGATCCAGCTCCGGTTCACCACCATTGACCAGCATCCGGCTCATTGCTGTAAACATCGCAACAGGGCCGTCGATTTTGGCTTCCAGCGTGGATTTATTCGGGAAGATATTGTCGTTTTTGTCCGGTTTTACCGTAACGTTAGACATCATCCAGTTCATGACCGGATGATTGCTGTGATGGAAACGCCCGGCATAGACCAGTGATTCCGTTTCCTTCATGGCCTCTGACAGATTGCGAACCGTCTGCGGAACCTCCACTAGCGGTATCCCTTCTTCAGCCAGTGCCAGGCTGAACTGCATCGCGCTCCACGGGTCAAATCCCAGTTCCCTGAGGTTTTCACCACCAATCCATTCCAGTAAGTCACTTTTTATCTGAGCATGATCGATAACATCACCATCCGTCAGAATCAGCTTATCCATCTCCGCCCACTTCCGGTAAAGTTCTGCCTGCTGCCGCGAGCATCGTTCCAGTCGTCCTTCCGGAAGCCAGAATTTAAAATCGGCATGAACATGCCCGTTATCCGTTCGCCAGAGTTTTGCCGCCGCACAGATATCAATCTTATGAGCAAGGTCAACGCCGACCCACATGGGATACGTTTTCAGCTCATGTCGTGGGGCAATGTATTCGCACTTCTCCCACTTAATCATGTCCATCCAGGCAGACTCTGCTGTTACCCACACATTCATGTGTTTGGTAAAAAAATTCACCCGCGCAGAGACCTGTTCTTTCGCTTTTTTCGCCAGGCGACGCAGATCATCCCAGCGTTTACAGATGCCCAGGCCGGGATTCGCTTTCTGCCAGACCGTTTCATCAAACGGATCATCTCCCTCATCGAGGGTGTAAATAATCGCAAAGTAGGAGTCGTCTTTTACCGCGCCCTCCACGTCGCTGTTATAGCCACGCAATACCTTGATGGCGTAATCACGCTGCTCGTAACAAATCCCTTCCTTGTTAAACCCTGCCGTGGTGATACCAAATAAAAGGGACTGCAGACGGGCACCGGTTGCCGTTTCCAGAACGTCCCACACGTCACGGGTTTTATGTGCATGCAGCTCATCAATAATGGCGCAGTGGATGTTCAGACCATCCAGGTTGTTTGCATCCGAAGAAAGCGGTTCAAATTTTGATGCGCTCTGCTCCTGGTAAATCGCCAGCTTGTTGAAATCAAACAACCGCCCGAGTGTCGACCTGGCTTTTCTGACCATATTTTTGGCGTCTTCAAACACGATTCTGGCCTGGTCACGCGTGGTTGCGGCTGAATACACCTCAGCTCCGCCTTCACCATCTGCCCCCGTCATATACAGGCCGATACCCGATGACAGAGTTGATTTTGCGTTTTTACGGGCGACTTCGTTGTACGCCGTCCGGAACCGGCGCACCATCACCGGACGTCCGCTGCCATCGCTGCGCATGACAACTTCCCCGGTCTCTTCATTGACCAGCGGAATGACAAAACCAAAAATATTAATGAGGATAAATACATGCCAGTCCATCAACTCAATGGGCTGGCCTGCCAGCGCCCCTTTTACATGAGGCACAAATTTGTAGAAATTCAGGATGTGCTGCGCACGGGGTTCACTGAAATAAATCCCCCGCTCTTCGCCGTACTTCAGATCATCAAGAAAACGCTGGCAGGCCAGGCGGACAAATTCGCCAGCAACAATTTCTCCTGCAACAACACGTTCGGCGTAGCGGATCCCGTCAGCCACTTTTGCCATCAGTCTCTCGCTTTTAAAAGCTCCGCCAGCGGATCAACATCATCCGGTCCGGCGATATTTACTTTAGCCCGGCTTGCCGGTGACATACCAAACTCTGCAAGCATTGCCCGGATCCGCTTCCAGGCATCCGCTTTCATTGCCGCCGCGGGGTGCGCCTTAATCAGTACATCACCGCTCTGCGTTTCCGTGCGGTAGGTATACCCCTCAACATCGAGTGTTTCGCAGTGATGCCGATATTCGGTGTAGGCTTCCACCAGCAACTCGAGCGCACGCGCATCAAGCTGAGAAATGATCCCTTCCGCATTCAGCTCTTCCGCCATTCGCCTGAACCAGTACTTCCCCTGAGCCCCTAAATGCTGCGGAATTTTAGGAAGACCTTTTTCATCCTTTTTAGCGGTTTTTTTGTGGTCTTTAACGGGGCGCTTTGAGGGGTTGCCTCGAATCAAATGCAGGTGTGGCGGGGTTTTCGGAGGTCCTGACATAATCGGTCTTACCTATCAATCGTTTGTTCACATTTCCAAAAAAAGTTTTCGAACCTGCGGCGATGTGAGGAAGGGTCAGGCGGCGGTACTGAGCAGCCAGGGTTGCAGAGATTTGACCCGCCCCTCCCCTACAGATGGGAACTGTTATCAATTGATGCGTTCGCGCGCTGTTTTTGCTTTATGACAGGGCCAGCACAGACTCTGCAGGTTACTGTCTGCATCCGTGCCACCATGAGCTTTCGGAATGATGTGGTCCACAGTTCTGGCTTCAACGGCTCTCCCATTGCGCAGGCAGTTCTGACACAGATGATTATCACGCTTCAGTATGCGCGCACGTATGGCATCCCATTTCGAGCCATAGCCACGCTGGTGGCGGCTCAGTCCGCGTTGATGCTGTACCCATCCTTCGCCACGATGTTTATCGCAGTAACCAGAACTGTCTGTGGTTGTACCTGCACATCCACGCTTACGGCAGGCGCGTGGGATTCGTGATGGCATAAATACCTCATACCCTGCGAAATGTTTACCACGATAAAAAGGCTACTTAATGCACTGAGTGCGGATATACTCCTGTGCCCCTTCCAGTTGCATCTGCATCGTCATCAGCCGCTCTCTGAGGGTGAAATAATCCCGTTCAGCGGTGTCTGCCAGTCGGGGGCTGGTTGCATTATCCACGCCGGAGGCGGTGGTGGCTTCACGCACTGACTGACAGACTGCTTTGATGTGCAACCGACGACGACCAGCGGCAACATCAGCGCGCAGAGTTTCATTTTCAGCTTTCGCATTGGCTAATTCTCTCGAGTACTTTGCATCGAGCGCAGCAACATCACGCTGACGCTGCTGCATGTCAGCGATGGTGGCGATCGCCTGCTTCAGCTCACTGACTTTTTTATCACGCTGTTCTTTGTAGGCGATGGCGTTATCACGGTAATGATTGACCGCCCACAACAGGCAGACGATGATGCAAATAACCAGAGCATAAATAATCGCGGCGACTCTGCTCACTGATCTATCCCCCAACAGGCTAATGCGCTTTCCTGGTCACGACGAATAACCTGTCCATAGCAGTTATTTGAACGTATGCGGCAATCGCGCCCACCATCTTTTATCCACCAGCGAATCGCCTCGCATGCGCCCTTACGATCACCGGCATTCAGCCGCTTATAAAACGTCGACGGGAAACACTTACCGGGGCCAATGTTATAGGGACAGAATGATGCGATACCGGCTTTCTGTGGCTCGGTCAGTGGAACTTTTATATTGCGCTCCACCCATGCCAGCGCCTTATCACGCTCAATGGCATTAACCTGAGCGCATTTTTCCTTCGACAGTTTCATTCCTGGTACGACTGGCTTACCATCCACCATCGTTGCACCGCGGCAGATGGTCCATATGCCGGAACCATCGCGGTATGCCGTAGTGTGGTTACCCTCTTTTTCATCCAGAAACTGGTCAAGTATTTGAGGAGCAGACGCGCCTGCAGCAATCAGCGCCAGAACAGCAGCTGACAGGCCGTATTTGATTTTTGCGCTCATGGATATTTATCAGGATGCTACCAATGAAAGATACTGGAAAGCCAACTGCAAAAAGCTAACAACCTGTAATCGAGTTATCAGAACTGTTAATTTTTATGGTATACCGCGCCTCTGAACAGGGGCGCGTTTCTGGCAACAGCTCGTCCCCTTCACATAGCCCGGCAGCAACATCCAGGAAGACCTGTCTGATGCTCCTTCTGGCTGCTGCCTCATAAAACTCCAGCGCGGCACCTTCAACACGGTCCAGCGAGATGTCCAAGCCAAAAATTTCACCGTCAAAGCGTTTTTTGTCCCGTAACGCTAAAGTTACCGTAACTTTATTCTCAAAATTGCGGATCCCTTTCACAATCAGTTCATAGTTTTGAGTCATTGAATTACTCTCCCCGTGCAGCCTTACGCTTGTCTTCTCTGATTTTGAAGTACAGATTTGTCAGATAAGTCAGGAAGCCCAGAACCAGACTCCCCAGTACACCAATCGCAGCCCACTGTGACGGACTGACCTGATCAAGCCACTGTAAAAACCAGTAGCCAGCACTGCCTGCGGAGGTGCCGTAGGCAATGCCCGTTGAAATTTTGTCCATGGATTTCATAGCCTCACCTCCGCAAATAACGGATGGCGTAGTTTTACACTGAGAAATGAAAGGGATTTGAAAAGAAAAAACCGCAAAAGCGGGCGAAACGATATATACAGAAAGGAAAGCACTCTATCCAACAAACCACCCACAGTTAATCGGAATAAAAGCAGAGTGCTTATGAATGATCGCCTGCCCGAAGGTTAGTATTTCTGCACAGCAATTTTGCAAAAAAAGGCGATCATTCATAACTTAAACGTCTTTCAGTCACTCCGGGATTTCCCATCATCGCAGACTGAAAGACTCTAACTGGAGCGGGCAGCGGGAATCGAACCCGCATCATCAGCTTGGAAGGCTGAGGTAATAGCCATTATACGATGCCCGCATATGGTGCCGACTACCGGAATCGAACTGGTGACCTACTGATTACAAGTCAGTTGCTCTACCTACTGAGCTAAGTCGGCACTGGACCGCCACCGGGGACTCGAACCTCGCACACTCAACTTAAAGGGTTGACGCTCTTTCCTGATGAGCTAGTGGCGGCTGGTGGCCCTTGCTGGATTTGAACCAGCGACCTGGCGATTATGAGTCGCTCGCTCTCACCACTGAGCTAAAGGGCCGGGCGCAGGATAATAACGTTACGAAATCAATGTTGCAAGCATTCAAAAATCACCCTTATCTCCTCCACCAGCGCATTCACCATGTCTATCCGAGATAAGTGGCACAAAAAACCCGCTTGTGGGCGGGTTTTGTTTGCTTTTGCCATCACGTACAAAATCGGCAAAATATCAGATTTGCATGAAATATATGCCTTTCAATCTACTTTTGCAACACTTTGCTTTGAAAATGCCGCCTTTTGTTTTGAACGTGTTCTCATTACAAACAATAAAGCCTCACTATCAAGTCGGTGAAAAATGTGTTTCATTGCAACCCAGTGACGAGTAAATGTTTTGGACCAGTTTTTAGTTGTCACTCCCGCCAGTAATGCCAGCTCCTGGTATTCATAACCTTCCCCACCAAAAAGTTCTGCTTTTACTGCCTGCGCCGCCAGCCAGATTAATTTTTTCAGGCGTTCCTGCGTTTTCCCTGCAATTTTTCTGGTACCGGATTGAGTATTAAATTCATTCCACGCCCACTGTGTTATCGCGATCTGATATTCCCAACAAATAATCCCGCTGTAACACCACAACAACCAGGCTTTATGATGTTCTTCAAGAGACAGAACTGCCCGTCGCCATGATGATGTCGAAAACTCAACCTGACTTACCAGAGCAATTGATGAGCCTTTCGCCAGTGATTGTTTTCCCGGTATCGGTGGACTATCCCGCGTTATCATTCTTCCAGTCACTTCATCGCGGTACCGGATTTTTTTACGCCTGTAACGCCCTGTATCAAACATGGCATTCTCCTGCCAGGCTTCAAGCTGACCTTTTGTTGCCCCACTCAAATCAGCGGTAGCGATAATGAGCTGCTCACGCACAAACTGTAAATACTGGTTATTCATGCGCACTCCAGTTCTGTGATTTTTATCCCCAGCCGACCACCAGGAACAGGCAGTCCGCGCACAATATTGATTTCATCAAACTGCTCGTCGTCTATAAGAAGTCCGGCATGCGTCAGCGCATCCAGTGGTGCCTTCAGGATATTGTCCAGGTCGCGGCGGCGCTTATCCGGTGGCTCTGCAATAATTTTTATTGCCAGCCTTCCGGACAGGTTTAATTTCAACCGCTGCTGGCGAACAATTAGTGCCACATCACGGCGATAACGCTCACCGACTTTTGATACAAAATATGTGTTGCCACGACGTCGCCAGTAAGTATTCACCGTCGGCGGATAAGGCAAAACAAACTCTATACGCATCAGTAACCTCTTTTACCCGAGCACGCCGGTTGCAAAGGCGTGATCAAGAAAACGAAAAATTAAATCAACCTGGGAACCATGCTTTTCTTCGAACGCCAGCGGATCCGCATGAAGTTCGTTGTGATGTTCCCGGCACAACGGTAGCGTGAAAATATCGTGGGCCTTTGTTCCCATCCCTCCCTGACCGTGACCAATCAGGTGATGGGGATCGTCGGCTGGCTGACCACAACACGCACACGGCTGTGTCTTCACCCAGCGCGTATATTTCTCATTTACCCAACGGCGACGTTTAGGTCGCCTCATGAAAGATTCCGGAGACTCCGGATCAACGGTGATGCATACCACCGTCTTTTCCTGTGGTGGGTTCTGTTGCTGGTGGGCATGAGGCAACGGCGCAAGATTTTTTGTGCGCTGCTTCAGTATGCTGGTGGCGGTCTGCTCTCCCGGTACGATGTCGCTTTCGCGGTACAAGGAGCGGATTTTTTCCGCACGTAACCCCAGAGAACGACGTAATACTGCCTCCGGAAGCGCGTCCGCCACCTGATTGCAGACCGCCCACCAGGATAATTCAGCCAGCGACAATTCCCGCTCCTGCGTGCCATTCATTGCATGGCGTATGACGTCAATCATCCATGCTGACAGGTTTTGATGAGCAAGTTGCCCGAGTGATTCGGATGTCTGGTCACGCAACTGGTTGTCGCAGTGCCAGCACAACACCATCGCGCCGGTACCGTAACGATGTATGACGATTTCACTGTGATGATAGTCACCATGAGGCCACTGGCAGGATTTGACATGACGCAACAGCCAGTCAGACAGTGCCCCAGCGCCGCCAGCAGCACGAATCACCCGCTCATCGCTGAAAAATGGCAGTAATGATTTATCCTCCGCCAGCGGCTGGCGAACGGCAGGGACGACTCCGGACGGCAGACCGCGCATGCTTTTCGGTTCAGGCTCCACCAGCACTCGAGGGTTATGAAATACTTGCATGGATTCACGGCCCGGCCTAAGGACCACCAGCCCGAGTTCCGGTACCAGAACAGGTCGAAGTAATATCCGCACGTTACCTCCAGATCCGTTGCTGGTATGTGCGGGATGGGCGCGGTGGGCGTTCGGAATAAGGGAGCCTGACATAGATTATCCAGTGACGATAATCGAGGCTGAGGGCTTTCTTAATCTCGTATCCGCGTCTGCGATAGTTATGAATTAGCCATTCGGCCTGTTCTTCAGTACATGGGTCATGCTGGAACCAGTCAGATTTGAAAGTGCGGGAACGCCGCCCGTGCCTGCTGGCAAAGACGGCAGAATAATCAGAATTGTGTAATTTGGTATCGTGCGCCATCGGTTGTCTCTGCTGGCGCAGCAGGTGCCAGTTGTTCAGGCTGGCGTGCGAATTGTAAACCAGAATGCCAGGAAAAAACAAAACCCGCCGAAGCGGGTATGCTAAAACAAACTGAAAGTAATATACCGGACTTGTAAAGGAACGATAGAATAATTATTGGATTAAACCCTGACTCAATCCAGATTTCATAGGCAACAACTACGGACTAATCATCACAGTCATGTTTGATAGACTTAGTCCACATTGGGTGAGGGTTTACGGCGTTTTCACTAATAATTTATCGTCCAAGCTATACACTACTGCCCTGTTTTAACGAAGTTTTTAAAGGAAACAACTGCCTGATAGGGGTTTGGTTGACAGCCAAACATATTATCGCAAAAAGGCTTGATGAAAATTCTTGAGGATCCATCTTCATTTGGCATTTTACTCACTTGATAAGCGAGGAATGGACTATTTGGAGAGGGATTATAAGTGGAAATTAGCGTGTCTGTCGCCGTTTGAATTTTCCATGAGGAATTATTAGCCAACCAGAATTGCGCTCGTTTCCAATAAAAGTCACATTGCTTTTCATCATTACATGTTAGTGGCTTCATTGCTTCTGCTTTCAACGCTGGATCGACCTTTGCTGCACACCCTCCCAACATTACTGTTGCAATCATTACACCTGCGACTAAAACAAGTTTCTTCATCTCCCTGCCCCATCAATAAAAGTTCGGTTCTCTAATAACTAGAGTTAATCAACGGAAAAAACGCCGAAGCGGGTTAAGTGCGGGTGCGTTGAGGATGCCAGACACATCAGAGGTGGCGAGGGATTTCTCCCCCGCCAGGTCTCTTACTCCTCAGGTTCGTAAGCTGTGAAGACAGCGACCTCCGTCTGGCCGGTTCGGATTCGTACCTCGCAGAGGTCTTTCCTCGTTACCAGTGCCGTCACTATGACGGTTAAACAGATGACGATCAGGGCGATTAACATCGCCTTTTGCTGCTTCATAGCCTGCTTCTCCTTGCCTTTCGGCACGTAAGAGGCTAACCTAGATTTGCCGTTCATAGATTGAGCCTCAGATTAATGTTAAGCGTCTTGCAGGACGCGTAATGTTAACTGGGGCTTTTCTCTATCTGCCTTTGGTGTTCATGCCCGAGGCAGATAGCCTCAAGCACCCGCAGCCATTCTACTTAACTACCTTTACCTCGCCAATATGAAATCAGTCAGAAAGACGATCCATAAGAACAATAGCAAGATTTCTTAATGGAGATGGATGTAAGCTAAATATTTTGGCTCGGTCTGCTTTCTATTAAATGCAACCTGTATTTTAAAGCATGATGTGTCCTAAACTCATTTTGTAGATTAATTTTTAAGTTAGGCAAACTACTTACGTATTCCCATCTACCTTGTTTTTTTTGTCCGATAAGTGAGTTATCAAACAGGAAGTTGATATATTGACGTATCACCCCATCAGAAATACCTGCAAATTCATTACGGCACTTCTCGGAGAAATCATTAAAATCGAATGTTTCTACTTGGATAGTTTGAAGAACAGTTAGTAAGTTCTCAATTTCAGGGAATTGGTTGGACCATTCATCAATCACCTCATTGTACACACTTATAGATGCTTCACGGTCAGCTTCATAAAGCTCATTGGAAGTGTAAAGACCTGAGACATTATTTTTATGACATGCCCTAATTTTGTTGAAGTAGACAATAATATCCCTAGGCCTAAAGAAAGAACGGCGACATATATATTTAAATGGAGGAGTCCCCTGCCTAACGAATGAAACCTCAAATACTTTCCCAGATCTGTCCTTTTCGTCATCTAATATGAGATCATTAGGTTTGTATTTCTTTATCCTCTCATAATACATATCGTTTAGATTATTTTCATTCCATGAGATTATGATAGCACTATCTTGCAATAATTTGTTTTTATCATTGAATTTCAAAGAATGATAAATATCCGTTCGTAGGAAGGGAATGACTTTTAATTTATCATTGAGGCGTTCATCAGATGCTATGTTTCTACAGACATTTAGCAGATTTATTAAAACCTTACTATATTCTTCAATTTGCCCCTCTAGCCAGTTTTCGTCTAATTGGTCAAGGGCGATAATTATTTTTTCATTACCAATGTTATCTTTAAAAATTTTTTCAAAATACGTAAGCAATGTGAAAGCATTAGCTCTTAGCTTTTGCTTTAGCTGAGCATTCTCAGCAACTTCCTCTAACGAAATTTCACCTGCGTCCAATGATACTTCATTAAGACCAGCACTGGGCCCTTTTATGGTTTTTAATCTGGTTATTTTTGAAAACAAAACCTCCCTAAGAGTTGGGTCGGGACTACCAAAGATAGTTTTGATATAATTATGTGCCCACGTTAGATCTTTGTTTAAAGTCTCTCCAGCATCATTTTTTATTTCAATAAGTTTAGATAATGCCTTAATATAAAAAAGATACATCCAACTTTTTTGATAAGCGGAAAGTTCTCCAGCCATTGCATCCTTGTAAAGTTGATGGGCTGGCCATGGATAGTCACTAAAATTTAGACATACTGAGTAAAACCCGTTGAGATTGGCTGGTTTTCCTCTTCTAAGGTGTTCATAAATGGCTGTTTTACCAGTACCTTTTCTTCCAAGAACCAACCAAGCCCTACTTTCAATAATATCCTTTATCGCCGGTAGCTTAAAAAAATAGGTCTGTAAGTCCCGATCTGTTTCTGCTGAAACTTGAAATTCTGGTAGCCAGTCTCTAATGTCCACATTTTCCTCTTTACATTACATTACCTTTATGTTTTTCCAAAATAAATCAAAGTCATATGGCGTATCAAGTTTTTTTGATTATTTATGAGCTCATACTCAAAAAAACTAAATCTAATTTATCTTACGTTAACTAAAGATTTCATATGTTAGTATGCTCAAGCAATGCTACTGCTGGAGTCTGATGATATCCGTTATACACTAATTGCCACGCACACAAGCGACATCAGTTCATGGCACAAAGCAGACAACCACGCTACCTCTACCCTATGCCATGAAAATGTCAATTTACATCTTAACTAATGCACTTTAATCTCGTCACTTAAATAGATACCGAACATTTCCCTGATAAAACGACAATATGCGCTGCATAACTTCGCTCTTCCGGCACTCGCGACAGATTATGTTTAGACGACTGTCGTAGCGACGTATTTCTCCATCAGGTAGTGACCAGATAAGGTCCGGATCAACCACAGCGGGTTTCTTCACCTTCGCCCTAGAGAGTTTTTTGCGGGCATTTTGCCAGTCCTTTCGTGCCTGTTCAGACGGGAATAACCCGTAGCCGGAGTTGTATACATAACCACTGGCAACCAGCTCTCTGGCAAGAATGCTCATCAGATATCTTGTCGCACCTGTTTTAGCTTCCAACTGTCGTAATGTCTCGCGACCGCTCTGGCGCACAAGTTCGACCACCTGCTCTTTAATTTTTTCCCGCTCTTCCTGTGTAAAAACTTTTGCCACAAGTCCTCCTTAAAATTACCTCATGACCTGAAATCAACACTTATCCCCTGAAACCAGGCGGAATTTCTGTATCCGGTTCAGAAATATGATTCACACAACGCTGTACAGGTGAACGTCCCAAGCGGATGACCAGTTCGTCCCATTTTTCGCGGAGTTTTGACGGGCTCATGATGTTTTTTACCCAGAATGGATCTCGCTGTACCCGACCAAACATTTCGCAAATTTGTCTGTGGCTTCTGCCATCCAGCATCCGCATTGTGCGCACGTCATTGGCCCAGGCTGTCCAGTTAGGCTCTTTTGGTCGCATGATCTCTCCATCGTCGCTGGCAGCCTGTTCGTAAAGGTTCACGATCCGCCCCCAAATCCACTGCGCACACGCCAAATCCTCCCTGCTACCCCACTGGCGTTTTTTCGCACTAAACACAACCGCGTCGGGGTTCCGGGTTAAAAAATCCTGTTCAGCGGTCTGCGGGTCCGGTTGCGAAGCTTCCGGACGAAAAGTGTTTTTATTCTCTGTAGTAATCTCTGTTGTATTCTCTGTAAGATCATCAGGCCATTTTGACCCGATGACATTGGGTCGTTTTGAACCAATGGAGCGTTTCATTTTGACCTCTTCCATCGTGTCATTTTGACCTGATGGAGCGGCGCATTTTGAACCGATGGATTCGTTCAATTTGCCACCATCTAAAAGCTCGCTCCCATAGTTGATCGTGTAGAAATTGGTCATATCGCGCTTTGATTTATTGAGCTTTTCACAACGCAAAAGCCCCAGCGTTTTCAGACTTGCAAACGCGCGCTTTAACGTTGACTCTGACCAGAATGGGAACTGTTCCAGCCATTGTTCCGTTGTGTTGTAAATCCAGCGAACACCATCACATTCCATGCCGGAATTGGTATCTCTCAACCAGTAATGCAACTGCTGCAACACAATGGCTTCATTTAAGCCAATCTTCATCGCAAGCTGTGTGTTTATAACCAGTGGGCGTTCAGCAAAAAGAAGGCTCATAATTCCATCCAGCTTTTTGTTGGTATTGCAGTCGATACGCAAGTTTGAAAGCAATTGCTTTTTCTATAAGTTCGTCAGTTTCACGATCCACTACGGCAGGATCAGCAAAAAGCAGTCCGGACTCCACCACATCGCCATATTCTTTGTTTAACCCGGCGATCATGTACGTGATGCTTTTTCCGTCACTAATTTCACGATACAACCTGAAATCATTAATCCGGATAGCCTCCATAATTGCAGGCACTAGCGCCGTGAACTTTTCACGCTTATCCCTAGTGTCGATAGCCTTCCAGCGTTCGAATATCTTCACTCGATTAACGCCAAGCGCTCGCTGATCAACCGCGCCACCTTCATCTGTGACACGCTGAACATCGATGTTCGGGCGCTCTTTCAAAGCCCAGAATGCTTCAGTGATTAATATCGTCGCCTGCTCCTGTGTCATTCCTGGTCGACATATCCAGGCATCCAGAGCCTCACGAGCCTGTTCAGGAGTGATTTTCATTGTTCAACCGCCCCGCCCGCTTCGTCTTACGATATTCGTCATAAACTTTGGGATCATACTGAAGCTCCCCGCCAGATGCCTCCTGTAGACGCATCGCGCGACCTTCAGGAACCAGTATCCCCCAAGCAGCAACACTTGCCAGTCTCACTCCTGCGGCATTGGCAAGCTTTGTTTTGCTGCCAAAAAAAGTAATTGCGTCAGCTTTAAGCATCAAAGCCTCCTATTGTTAGACTTTTCTAACATTATTGTGCGCGGGATACCTAAGTCAAGAAAAATTAGAATTACCTAACTATGGATACAAGAACCCTAGGCCAGCGAGTTCTGGCGCGACGAAAAGAATTACGCTTAACACAACGAGAAGCTGCGCGCCTCGCTGGGGTTGCTCACGTCACAATTTCACAATGGGAAAGAGACGAAACCCAGCCAGTCGGAAAACGATTGTTTGCTTTAGCGGATGCTCTGAAGTGCTCACCTACATGGCTAATGTTTGGTGACGAAGACAAGGCACCAGTGCCGGCACAAGAACTTCATGTGGAAACAGAGCTAACTCCCAACCACAAAGAATTGATCGAATTATTCGATGCTCTTCCATCTTCCGAGCAGGAAGCCTTGCTGTCTGAAATGCGCGCAAGAGTAGAAAACTTCAACAAACTCTTCGAAGAAATGCTTAAAGCGCGTAAAAATAAATCAATAAAATAACATTCTTTTCAAGTGATTAGTTGCGCCCACTCTTTTTGTTAGACTAATCTAACAAAAAACACTTGCCTCTTATGTTAGGTTATTCTAAATTACTTTCCATCAAGACACCGCACGGTGTTCTCAGCAAACAGTTCCGCTACCCCGGCGTTAAGGGGAAATGAGGTCAGCATGGATACTATCGATCTTGGCAACAGCGAATCTCTGGTATGTGGCGTGTTCCCCAACCAGGACGGCACGTTCACCGCGATGACGTATACCAAAAGCAAAACGTTTAAAACCGAATCTGGCGCGCGTTGCTGGTTAGCCAGAAACACTGACTGATGAGGCTGACGATGGAATTTAAAGATTTACCGTCTGATGTACAGAAAACAGCAGCTCATACATTGCATTCTGTGCTGCGAGAAATCGGGAAAGATATTGCAAGCGAGCCAGCAAAAGATCTGGCCCGGAAAATCAAGACCGCTTTCGTTGAGCTTTATAATGTTGGCACTGACTCTGAAACTGTCGAGACCAAGACCGTAAGTTCACCAATATTCTCACTTGAGCCAGGCGTATTATCAGGTGAAATATGCACCGAGATTTCCAGCGAACTGCTTCCGGTAATACGAGAAGCAATTTGCCGTCGCGGTTTGGATGGAAGTTACGATCATGACGTCCTGCAAGTTCTCAGGACAATGGTGACTTCACTGGGGATTTGATCCCTGCGTCCTCTAACCTTTTGATATAGCGGTCCTCCAAGAAGCGGTAAATTTTGTCGAAATCATCTTTCCCCTCTGGTTTATTCAGAGGATTACAGGACCCGTAAGTAGCGGCATACATTTCAACCGTTTTATCAAAAATATAAGAGACAAATTCTTCTTTAGTCATATAGATTTCCTTCTTGGTTATTCGGGATAAGAAGGATACCACCTCGCCTGACGTGGTTAAAAGCAGGCACACAACACGAAAGCGCACGGCGAAGTTCGTCTCACTGTACGGTGTCGTTAAATTTAATTCGACCGTGCGCTTCCGGTTGTGGCAACCCGCGAAATGGCGCGGCGGTAAGTATGGCGGGGTTATTCCTTCCCCGTTGAGGACACCGAGTTGTCAGGTTGACCATACGCTTAAGTGACAACCCCGCTGCAACGCCCTCTGTTATCAATTTTCTGGTGACGTTTGGCGGTATCAGTTTTACTCCGTGACTGCTCTGCCGCCATTTTTAAAGTGAATTTTGTGATGCGGTGAATGCGGCTAAGCGCACGCGGAACAGTTAAAACCAAAAACAGTGTTATGGGTGGATTCTCTGTATCCGGCGTTAATTGTTAACTGGTTAACGTCACCTGGAGGCACCAGGCACTGCATCACAAAATTCATTGTTGAGGACGCGATAATGAAAACGTTATTACCAAACGTTAATACGTCTGAAGGTTGTTTTGAAATTGGTGTCACTATCAGTAACCCTGTATTTACTGAAGATGCCATTAACAAGAGAAAACAAGAACGGGAGCTATTAAATAAAATATGCATTGTTTCAATGCTGGCTCGTTTACGTCTGATGCCAAAAGGATGTACACAATGAATTCAGCATTTGCGCTTGTTCTGACAGTTTTTCTTGTTTCCGGAGAGCCAGTTGATATTGCAGACAGTGTTAACAGGACAATGCAGGAGTGTATGACTGCAGCAACCGAACAGAAAATTCCCGGTAACTGTTACCCGGTCGATAAAGTTATTCACCAGGATAATATCGAAATCCCGGCAGGTCTTTAAAACAGTTCCGTAATAAATATCCGGTTTCATTCTTATATGCCAGCAATGGCAGGGATTTGTTCATCCTTAAATCTGTCATGAGGTTAAAACAAAATGAGTAAAGTCTTTATTTGCGCCGCTATTCCTGACGAACTGGCAACAAGGGAAGAAGGCGCTGTGGCTGTAGCCACAGCCATTGAAGCTGGCGACGAACGCCGTGCTCGAGCAAAATTTCACTGGCAGTTCCTGGAACATTATCCGGCTGCTCAGGACTGCGCTTATAAATTTATTGTCTGCGAGGATAAACCTGGCATACCCCGCCCTGCCCTCGATTCATGGGATGCTGAATATATGCAGGAAAACCGCTGGGATGAGGAGTCTGCTTCTTTTGTCCCGGTTGAGACTGAATCCGATCCGATGAACGTCACTTTTGACAAGCTGGCCCCTGAAGTACAGAACGCTGTCATGGTTAAGTTCGACACATGTGAAAACATCACCGTTGATATGGTTATTAGCGCACAGGAATTGTTGCAGGAAGACATGGCAACATTCGACGGACATATCGTTGAAGCGTTGATGAAAATGCCAGAAGTTAACGCCATGTATCCGGAGCTTAAGTTGCACGCCATTGGGTGGGTTAAGCATAAATGTATTCCTGGTGCTAAATGGCCCGAAATTCAGGCAGAGATGCGCATCTGGAAAAAACGTCGCGAAGGTGAACGCAAGGAAACCGGAAAATACACGTCTGTTGTTGATCTCGCCCGCGCCAGAGCCAATCAACAGTACACTGAAAATTCAACAGGAAAAATCAGCCCGGTCATTGCTGCCATTCATCGCGAATACAAGCAGACATGGAAAACACTGGATGACGAACTGGCCTACGCTCTCTGGCCTGGTGATGTGGATGCCGGAAACATTGACGGCAGCATCCATCGCTGGGCAAAAAAAGAAGTTATCGACAACGACCGCGAAGACTGGAAGCGTATCTCGGCATCAATGCGCAAACAGCCTGATGCCCTTCGCTACGACCGCCAAACTATTTTTGGCCTTGTCCGTGAGCGTCCGATCGACATTCACAAAGATCCCGTAGCACTGAACAAATATATCTGCGAATACCTGACGACAAAGGGCGTGTTTGAGAATGAAGAAACAGACCTGGGCACTGTTGATGTTCTCCAGTCATCAGAAACACAAACTGATGCAGTGGAAACTGAGGTATCTGATATCCCAAAAAATGAAACCGCGCCGGAAGCTGAACCATCTGTAGAGCGTGAGGGGCCGTTCTATTTCCTCTTCGCAGATAAGGACGGAGAAAAATACGGTCGCGCAAACAAACTTTCTGGTCTGGATAAGGCACTGGCTGCTGGCGCCACTGAAATCACAAAAGAAGAATATTTTGCCCGAAAAAATGGCACATACACGGGCTTACCGCAAAATGTAGATACCGCTGAAGATTCAGAACAACCAGAGCCGATAAAAGTTACCGCTGACGAAGTAAACAAAATTATGCAGGCAGCCAATATCAGCCAGCCTGACGCCGATAAGTTGCTTGCTGCATCACATGGTGAATTTGTTGAAGGGATTAGTGACCCGAATGATCCGAAATGGGTTAAGGGGATCCAGACCCGCGATTCTGTGAACCAGAACCAGCATGAATCGGAACGGAACTACCAAAAAGCGGAACAAAACAGCCCAAATGCGTTACAAAACGAGCCAGAAACGAAACAGCCTGAACCAGTGGCGCAACAGGAAGTGGAAAAAGTCTGCACCGCCTGCGGTCAGACCGGCGGCGGCAACTGCCCTGATTGTGGCGCGGTGATGGGCGACGCAACATACCAAGAAACATTCGATGAAGAGTATCAGGTTGAAGTTCAGGAAGATGATCCGGAGGAAATGGAAGGCGCTGAACATCCACACAAGGAGAACACTGGCGGCAATCAGCATCACAATAGCGATAATGAAACTGGCGAGACGGCAGATCACTCAATTAAGGTGAACGGTCATCACGAAATCACATCCACCAGCAGGACGTGTGACCATCTAATGATCGACCTTGAAACCATGGGAAAAAATCCTGATGCACCGATCATCTCAATAGGTGCAATATTTTTCGATCCGCAAACCGGAGATATAGGACCGGAATTTAGTAAGACTATCGATCTGGAAACTGCTGGCGGAGTCATTGATCGGGACACCATTAAATGGTGGCTTAAGCAATCACGCGAAGCACAATCTGCCATTATGACCGATGAAATCCCGTTAGATGATGCACTGTTACAATTGCGGGAATTTATCGACGAAAACTCCGGTGAATTTTTTGTTCAGGTTTGGGGAAATGGAGCCAACTTCGACAACACGATTTTGCGCCGTTCATACGAACGGCAGGGGATCCCCTGCCCGTGGCGTTACTACAACGATCGCGATGTACGCACAATCGTTGAGCTGGGGAAAGCCATAGATTTCGATGCCAGAACGGCTATTCCATTCGAAGGTGAGCGCCATAATGCACTTGATGACGCCCGTTACCAAGCAAAATACGTTTCAGTTATCTGGCAAAAACTGATCCCGAGTCAGGCTGATTCTTAATGTTCAACTGTCGCCGGTTGTGACTGGTATTCTGCAACCGGCGCTCGTCTGATGTAAGAGATAAAGAAATCGATGAGCGAAGTAATCATGATTGTCTCTCCCGGCAAATGGGTATCCGAAGAGCAGTTAATTGCGCTGAAAGGAATAAAAAAAGGTACGTTAAAAAAGGCCCGGGAAAAATCGTTTATGGAAGGAAGGGAATATAAGCATGTCGCTCATGACGGTATGCCATGGGATAACAGTCCATGCTTTTACAACCTGGAAGAAATTGATCGCTGGATTGAGCGCCAGGCATCAGCAAGACCAAGACGTCATCTTACTTGACTAAAAGCCACACTAACTAATGAGAGAAGTTGAAATGAAATATCCGACAGGCGTGGAAAACCATGGAGGGAAATTACGTATCTGGTTTGTTTATAAAGGCGTAAGAGTCAGGGAAAACCTGGGGGTTCCTGACACAGCAAAAAACAGGCGCGTTGCAGGTGAGCTACGCGCCTCTGTTTGTTACGCAATAAAAACTGGTGTTTTCGACTATGCAAAACAGTTTCCCTCCTCACGCAATCTGGAAAAATTTGGTGAGACCCGACAAGATTTAACCATAAAAGAACTGGCTGAAAAATTTCTGGCACTGAAAGAAACTGAAGTCGCAAAAACATCACTCAACACATACCGTGCCGTCATCAAAAATATCCTGAGCATAATCGGTGAAAAAAATCTTGCCTCATCGATTAATAAAGAAAAATTACTGGAGGTTCGTAAAGAGCTACTGACTGGATACCAGAGCCCCAAAAGTAACTATATTGTTACACAACCAGGGAGATCGGCTGTAACTGTAAATAATTACATGACAAATCTTAACGCCGTGTTCCAGTTTGGTGTTGATAACGGTTACCTGGCAGATAACCCGTTTAAGGGGATCTCGCCATTAAAGGAATCAAGAACCATTCCGGATCCTCTTTCGCGGGAGGAATTCATCCGTCTTATCGATGCGTGCAGAAATCAGCAAGCCAAAAATTTATGGTGTGTTTCTGTTTATACTGGCGTTCGCCCTGGTGAGCTGTGTGCACTTGGATGGGAGGACATAGATCTGAAAAATGGAACAATGATGATCAGGAGAAATTTAGCAAAAGACCGTTTCACGGTACCAAAAACACAGGCGGGAACCAATCGGGTCATTCATCTTATTAAGCCAGCAATCGACGCTCTCCGGAGTCAGATGACATTAACGAGACTGAGCAAAGAGCATATCATTGATGTTCACCTCAGAGAGTATGGCAGAACAGAAAAACATAAATGCACCTTTGTTTTTCAACCTGAAGTGTCAGCGAGAGTAAAAAATTATGGTGACCATTTTACCGTTGACTCAATAAGGCAGATGTGGGACGCAGCGATAAAACGTGCCGGACTCCGCCATCGAAAATCATATCAGTCGAGACATACTTATGCCTGCTGGTCGCTGACAGCTGGTGCTAACCCGGCATTTATAGCAAACCAGATGGGCCATGCAGATGCGCAAATGGTATTTCAGGTATACGGAAAATGGATGTCTGAAAACAATAATGCACAGGTAGCTTTGTTAAATACACAGTTAAGCGAGTTTGCCCCAACCATGCCCCATAACGAAGCAATGAAAAATTAAT